ATCTATAGCTTTCTCCAAGAAAAGTATGCTCGGGTCTATTGTATCAAGCCCTTCTGCTTTTGTAATAGGCTCATCACAACCACAATCATCAGCAGCAAAGCCATCAGTAGCCCAGTTTGAAGGACTTGGTATTACTCCTGCTATAGTATTAATAGATTCAGTGGTCATATTATTCAGCTACTCCCCAGATTACACCTGTAAGTGTTGGGGTGTTTTGTGCCGCTATCATTGAAATCTTTCCTCTAAAGTCTAGAGGCATTTCAACATTTAGTTCCTGTCCCCCATAAATTGGTATTCCGTTAGCTGAAGTTGCTGTTTGGTCAAATGCTACATAAATAATATCAGCTGCGGTTGCGGATTGATTTTTAAATTGGAAACCTTTAATTTTTGTTAATGAAGGTTTCTTTATAGATGATGAAGCGTTTGCTACACCTGTCCATTCATATAAAGGACCCTCACCACCTGTTTGGTTCCCATCTATATATGTAGAAACTGCAGTAGTGTCCTCTCTAACCTCAAACATAATTTTGTCTGCATAGAAGTCTATATTGTGTTGTGCGGTTGTTAATAAATATAATCTGTATTTAACTGCGTCTGTATTTGCTGGGATAGCATAAGTAGCCGATAGCTTTACAAAACCTGTAGTTAAGTCATGACTACCAGATGTCCCATGTACTGTTGTTCCTGCAGCGTCCCTTAAGGTTAATGTAACTGCTCCTGAAGCTGAAGCTCCACGAACTTCTAATTGAACTGATATATATTGTGTGTTTACACTTCTAGATACTAACTCTGATTCCCAATAGAAGCCTTCACCAGCATCAGAATTATCTGGGTTTATTAGTAAGGAGGCACTTCCTTCGGCAGCTTGTGCGGTACTTCTAGACCTAGCCGAACCAGTTGCTACAAATTCATCAACAGTACTCCCTTCTACGCCCGGATTTAAAACCGAGTTTGTTGCAATTTCACCCCCGTTAGCTACTATGGAATATACATCTTCAGCGGTGGTGCTTGCAGCATTTGAGATTGCTACATATCTATTAGCCGGATGAACAGATTGTCTTGTGGAACTATCTATGTCCCACCCTCTGTAATCCGTATGTCTTTCATTAGCCATTTATAAATTCTCCTATTTATTAAAAGTTACGATAGCTAAAAAGCTACCCATTACGGCAGTTGTATGTACAACCAATATTCCTAGCGCTGCAAGAATACTTTTTGCTCCGTACATTTTGCTACGCCATTGAGAGATATCATCGACTTCGGTTTCTACCTTTTCTAAGTTTTTAGATAGGTTTTCATTGAGGGCGTTCTGACTTGAAATATAAGAATCTAATCGTTCCATATAAACTGCTAAATTCACTTGTGTGTCCTTGTCGGCCACTTATCAGTCCTCACAAAATGTTGTTTATAAAATTAGTAGGGGGACCGAAGTCCCCCCACATGTATCATCTCTAAACTCTATGAGTTTAGGTCAGCTATTTTTGATTGTACAAAAATGTTGTTACATCGCATTTCAGCCATTGTATAGAGTAATCCTCTAACAACTAGAGCATTTGCTGCGAAGTAATCTCTGTTCTCTACGTACTGTGTAGGTTGAGCAACAGCGATTTCTAAGTAATCAGTATCCAAAACGTAAACGTTTGAACCAAGTACTGTATCATCAGAAGCAACAGACTTAGCAACGTCAGCATCTGGAATGATTGGGATACCTTGGTAAGTAGCCAATACTAGTCCAGTTCTTGTACCCGGGAAAGTTCTTTCAGAACCTACACCAACTTGGTACTCTTCCTGTCCTAAGTATCTTTGGTTACTGTTAAGCAATCTTTCTAAGTTGAAGTATTGGTCGTGCCCCAAAAGTATTAGTTTTGGTTCTCCACCATTTTCTCTTATTTTTTGGATTGCTGTGTCTAGTAAGTTTAGACTTAGAGCTCTTCCTGTTCCATTGTTATAAGAAACAGAAGCACCTGCATTCCATGCACCAGCTGTTCTACCACCTAGTGTCAAGTCGTATGCTCTTGTTCTTGCTCCACCCGTCACACCACCAACAACCGCTCCATCTTCAGAAACAATGTCATCAATAGATGTCATACCTGCTCTTGAATGAATGTAAGCTAAGTCACCGTCAGCGAATGTAGTACCAGAAGCTACAGTAATAGCACCCGTAGATGTGTTCACTGCAGAAATAACTGAACCAGAAGTTCTGTCAAATCCGCTGGAAGCATCGTTTTGTCCAACTGCGTCACCAATTTTGAAGTTCTTAGCAATAGACGCTGGAACTGTGAATGAAGTTGATGAACCAGTTGAAGCTATGTAAGCTCCTCCTGCTAGAAGCTCTTCGTTAATTTCTTTTACGTGGTCTAACTGAGCGTTTTCGTTTTCCAAAGCTAGAACATCACCAACACCACCTTCTAGTTGCGCAGTGAATACTGATTTCACTGAAGCACCGAATGTAGTTGAAACTATTCTAGGTAAACTAGAAATTGTTTCTATGTTGGAAACGTCAACTGTTGGTAAACTTCCAGTTTCAGTTACTGGTCTTGAACGGCTAGAACCTCTATCAGTTCTTACCCTCCAACCAGCTGTGTTACCCCAAACTACTCTTGGGATAGCATTGAAGAATCTAGTTTGGTTATTTAGTGCTTGCCAAACTTTTCTTCCATATGTTGTGTTGAATATTCCTGTAGCTGAGTCTACTGTAAAGTATGTTTGTTTCTGTAGGTATTCAGGACCGAATACAGACTGATACAAACCTCTTTGAGACTGCGACAGATATTCACTTAAACTTGGATTAGCCATGTTTATAATCTCCTATAGTTTGTTTTGTTTATCCTAATAGTTCCCTAGGAACACCATCGGTGTCACCAGTTTCTATTTGGTGTTGCATTCTTCTGAGCTCTGAATAAGAAAGTTCAGCTAGTTGAGCTGGAGTGTCCTCAACAGAAGTAGATTTTTGAATAGGTGTAGAACCATCTACGCCCAATCCACTAATTGTTTTTGGAGCTTGTAATCCAGTTTCTTCCCTGAATCCCATTTTTCTTAGTCTTGCTTCAGATTCATTTTGGACTGCTTTCTGCATATTTGTCTCTGTTTCAGCTAATTGCTTCTTCAAAGATTCTATCTGCTTTTGCATTTTGTCCATGTCGTCATCATCATCGTCCATACCCTTCTCTTCTACTGGTTCATCAGCTGACTCATCGTCATGTGCTTTTTCCATTCCATCCTTATCGTCATCATCATGACCTTTTTTCATTGCAGCCGCATATCCTCTTCCATAAGCTTTTTCGATTTCATCTTCGTCGTCATCGCCCATGTCTGCAGCTTGAATTGTGTTTTGCTGGTCCTCTATTTTAGAGTCAATTCCAGCATCGCTTTCTGAGTCGTCAGCGTTTTGTGGTGTTCCACCAGTTGGGGTGGCCTTTCTTTCGTCACCGCTAACGTCAGCGCCAGCATAACTGTCACCTTCACCAGCTTTTAACATAGAAACAACCTCGGAAGCAACAGATTTCACTAGATTTGCTTGTGCTTGTTCAGCTGCAGCTTTTGAAATCTCTTCTTCTTCATCTTCCTCTTCCTTAAGTAGTCTACCATCCATTTTTTGTAGGACTTCAGCTACTGCTGCAAGAGCGAGGTTTGTGCCTTCCATCTGCTTCTCAATTCTTTCTGAGATGTCTGCCATAGTATTAACCTCCTATGATTTTATTTGCTCCCAATCTCTCATAAAAGGTTGGTCTAAGCCACCGCCGACCTTACTAAGTATAGGGAAATATAACGTTATATTTAAACGTTACTACATTATACTACGGAAAGCGAAAAATCCTATTGGGATGTATAATTTTATAGTAGAAATATATTATAATTTTAGAATTTATTGGTCTTTTGAAACCATTTCTAGCATTTCATTACGAAAATCATAAAGAATATTTTGTATTAGCTTCTTTACTTTCTCACATTGGTTGCCTTCGGGAAGCGCTGCTTCTACTTGGTCTAGTACTCTACCCACCATTTTAGAATGTCTGGCAAATATATATTCTTGTTCTTCTGTTACTATACTTGTGTCTTTGTCCATTTCTATCTCCTATGTTTATTGTCTCCAATTTATTCTACTTTGTGGGAACTGTACTGGAACTCTTTTCTTTAATCCTAAAGCTTTCCGGTCTTTGGGGTGAATCCCCTCATATACTACAGCCCATGCTCTTTGTATCCATTCATTTTTCGGTCTATTTGCGCGAGCTTTGTTTATGTCAATAGTCCTCCACTGACCATTTTTTAGTTTCCAAGGACGCTGCCCAATATTTGTATATGTTTTTGAGTGCCCTTTTACAGGTTTCCCTTGTCTAATATATGGTTGAACCTCAGATGTATGTGGGGCAGTTTCATAACCAACAAAATATTTGTCAGAGTTATAGACTTCTCCAGCATACGGGGCTGAATATCCTATACTAAAACTCGTGTCTCTTATAACTTTATATCCAGATT